GCTGTGATCCCCCATGAATTTGGAGCTGTAGCACAACATTATTACACCACTATGAAAGATCACGATTCAACTGAAGGTAAAACATATGCTAGGGAAATTTGTAACCCTATGGTTACCAAACCCTTTTTGTTTCCTTTGGCTAACAAGTCGACTGATGCGAGTATGATTATGCACAGGATCGAAGCTAAAAGCATTTCAACTATGCAACCGGAAAAAGACACGAAATACCTTAATGACTATACCAATTGGTTTGTCGGGGACTTAGCCGACACTGGTGAACCTTATTCGATTGAAACGCTTAGGGAACATCATCGTTTGGCTAAACAACAACGCCGTCTCGATTTGTACGGCACAAGATGGGGCGGTCCTGAACGCGCCACCATCCGAGGCATGCCTTTCATGAAGAAAGAAGCTGTCCCACCTGGACCGGCCAGGGTTATTATGTCGGTTGATGCTGCCTCCTTGACTGAAGGGGCACAATTGTCAAAACCAGTTCAACACAATGTAACCAAACAATACGAATGGTCTACATCTGGTGACAATGGCAAAGAAGTCGAAGAAAAAGTTTCTGCTGTACTCCGTGCGGCTATCAAACGTGGTTGTGATGTTTTGGTCACTGATTATTCATCTTATGATGCTAGTCAATCCCAACATCATCGTGCATGTCAACGTGCTATCTTCAAGAAGTATTACCGTAAAAGGTTCCACAAAATGATTGATAAGTATTATGACAATGTTGCTACTCATAAAGCTGGTTTTAGAAATGGTTTGAAATACCGTTACAATTCCGGCACTGTCACAGGTCTTGATGATACTGGTGATAGGAATTTTGAGACCCAATTTCGCAGCGTCTATTTGGCTTTGCGTATGATGGGCTTCTCACATGATGAAGCAATTGAAATCGAAGCAATTATGTTAGGTGATGACGGATTTGTTGTCAATTGGTCACGTACTGTGACTAAAGGCGACGGTTCTACTGAAACTTATTATTTGAAGGACTTTCTTGAGAGTGTAGCCCATGACTTTGGGTTGACTTTAAAATGTTCGACAGTGGATCCGAAAGGTCCTGTTGAATTTTGTTCTAGATACTTTTATGGTGGTTTATTGGACCCAGACAGCACTAATTC